TGAATTGTAGTAAAGTTTTTTGAAGTTATTTCCACCTTTATCTAATGCGTTTGAAGTTGAGCCCATCATACACTTGCCTACTATTCTTCGGCCTAATCTTAGTGTAGTTTTTGTAACTCTCCAGTTGTTTAATATATTGTCGGGTCGTTCCCATTTTCCTGATTCGTCGTGTGCTAATATTTTTAATTTCTCACCATCGTAAGAGTTATCCCCCGTATTTTTCCAGTCTATTGTTGTGTCAAGACCTTGTAATTCTTTTAACTGTACGTTTGTATCTAGTTTTCGTCTAGTAAGTTTTGAAGCTGGTACTCTATACGCCAGTTCGGTTTTAGGACGATCCATACCATCTTGGATGGGTTTAAAGAAAAACGGATAGTTAACGGATATTGGTACGACTTTGTCGGTAAACATTTTTTTAGCATCTGCTCCAGTTTTAGATAAGATACCGAATCTAGCGTCAGACGATATTGTTGCCTGGTTGACCAATTCAGCTGACGACATAAAGCTAAATCCACTCCGTCTGTTTTTAAGATAACACATTCCGTAGCACCTGTTGTCCGCTTTACAAGCTTCCCAGAATATGAAGAAGAGTCTATTTGCTTCTCTGTAATCGGGCGAACCAACATCAATCTTTGACCATTGCAAATACATGTAGTGAGTACCAGTGATATAAGTAGGCACACCGTTATTATAAAACCAGTAACCTTCTTCTCTATGTTTAAACTCTTTATCAATATAATCATACCACTCTTCTTTAAATTCGTTTGGGTACTCATCCCAATCAAATCTACTTTTTATTCTACTTAAAGCTTTCGGATATTCTTGTTTTTCCCAGTACTGTTCCTTTTTAACTTCGCTTCGTTTAAAAGGTTTGTCTGCTTTTGGTAAAGCAATACGGAGGTTTTGAATTTCAATGACTTGTTCAATTTGTCCAGTTTTACTTATTACTACAAAATCATAATCAGCATTATAACCATACTTCCATTTCTTTAATCTATTTTGTTTAGATAGTATTTTAGAGTTTACAACATCTTCTACTTCTACCCACAAAGTTTGTTCATAGCTCATTTACTTCTCCCTTCCGCAAACTTAAAAACCCTTTCTTGCTTTTTTTCTTTTGGTTTTTCACTAAGTTTGTCTTCTTCTTCTTGTATACGAGTTAATATTTCAAAAGCATCAAATATAGCTAACTTCTTTGTAGCTGCTGCATTTTTAAGTCTATCAGCTGTAACATCTTCCCCTGTATCTACTATAGGTTCTTTTGCTACTTTTATTAACTCAACTACCGCTGCTTGCCCAGCTTGGATTATTTTCTTCTTCGTTTCCTTCGTATTCATGTGTTAGTGCTATGTCATTAGATTTCATACAATAAAGGCGTTCACCTTCTATAATAAACTCAAATTCAGAATCTGGTGTAAATATTACAAGATCTCCAGGTTTTAATCCTACAGCTTCTAAGGAGTTATTAGAATATTTTAATATACCAAAATGTTCCTTCTCTTTAGAAGTGCTTAAATTGGATTTATTTACGATAGGTTTAACAAAGCAATAATTTAAGTGGCATTTTAAATTATACATATATATTTGATCTAAACTGCAAAAATACAAATCATCTTTAAAATAAGTTGCACTATTTCTTTGCTTACCTTTTTGATCATACCATCTTCTAAATAAATTATGATGAACATAAAGTTTATCACCTGGCTTTATATCCGTGTCAAAAGCAGAGGGTGTAGAAACTACTAGAGCTTGTTTACTTACTGATCTAAAATCTTCTATACTAGTATTAGTAATAAGTTCTTTACCCTCTACATATGTCTTATTGTTATACCTATCTTTATATGGTTTAACAATAAAATTATATAAACTACGCATTAATATTTAAGATCAAACTCTACGGCTATTGCCATATTAGAATTAAATCTCTTCCATGGTAATACTTCATTTCCTTTTTTAATATAAATAGAGTATTCACCACTGTTATCATTGCTAAGTATATCACATATGGTATGACCACCATAAACTTCTTGACCTACCGAATAATGCATTGCGTCGTTTTTATAATCAGATCCTATACTTATTTTTCTAATTATGCTACGCATCTTCAAGTACTTCTACTTCTTCTTCTTTCTTTTCAATATCGGTATACTCACCAGTATTAACATCTATGTTAACTTCACCGTACTTGATATGAAGTTCTTTTTTAACTTCTTCCAGTTTTTCGTTTAGCATAGCTAACTCATGTAGTAGTCCGTGCTTTCTGCTTTCTACTACACCTATGTCAAAAACTATTTTATCTATGTTAGAATAAGATTCTTTTAATCTTTCTAACTCTTTTTCATTTAATTTATTTTTACTCATTTAATTTAATTTAATTGTTTGTTTTTTATTATACTCTAGGAGGTGCTACAAAAATTACTATAGCATTACTAGCAAATGTACCGCCAGCCGCTGTACCTATAAATCTATTAGTACTATTATTATTAGTTGCTTTTTCAAAATCTGTTGGATCTAAATATATTCCTTCACCAGGACTAGTGTTAGTCACAGCGTTGCCACCGATAGAAGCTATTTTAAGCTCAAAACTACTTGCTACACTGCTATCACTTTTAAAATCAAACTGTGCAAATCTTTGTCCTAAATCAAATTGATCTCCAACAAGTGGTCCAGTTTGTCCACCACTTGAACGGCCTGGATCTGACGGAAAAGCGTTCCCACTAGCTAAAGGACCATTAGTATCTGTAGAACTACCAAAAAAATTAGGAAAAACTTTCCAACCGTTATTAGCTGCATCACCACTAGAGCCTGTTATACCAGGTGTAAGAGCTGCAGGTGTTGTGATAGTACCTGAAGTAGCTCCAACTAATATTTGAAGTCTGTCATAAGGCGTAGACGTGCCATCAAAATCAAAATCAACAATTTCCATCTTTACCGTATTACCAGCTCCAGCATCAAACACGCAAGATGTTGATTGGCTACTTCCTGCAGCGGTTTCTTTAAAAGTTATAAAATCTCCAGGTGTAGTAGGTAATGCTACACTAGATCCGCTAGATGCTTGAGATAGGTTAAGTGTGTTAGTTTCGTTGAGAAAGGAAAGTTGATTAGTGTATGTAGATCTTACTGTAGCATAACCATATATTAAAACTTTACCATCACTCCCGCTAGTTATGTCTTCTATAGCTACTCCTATAATTTGATTTTGTGAAGGTAAAGAACCAGGTTTTTGAACTCTAACTGTTCCATTAGAATAATCCCAAATAACTATTTCACCATTAGCGATATTAGCTCCTGCAGTGACTGTTATAGCGGTACCATATTGATCTTGAGTAGAATTAGTTAAATTCGCTTTTATAGTAGTTACATTAAGACCACTAAAATCAATACCACCGCCAGCAGCTGGAATAGTTATAGTTACATCATCTGAATCGTTAGCCGTGAAGGTGCCTAGCTGAGTTGCGCCTTGTGCTATAGTTAATGTACCATCATTAACAGTTGGTAAAGACGAACTTGTTATAAAACCAGAGTCATTTGTAATGTCACTAGTCTTTGTAGGTATATTTAAACTACTTGCTAATTCAGCGCCTGATATTTTTACGTTTTGATTTGCTTGGTTTTGACCGTCAGTTCCTACACCAGCAATAGCTGTCATGTTACTAACATCTGCATCCTTAACCGCGCTAAAATCACTTATTTTCTTATTTGCCATTTTTTATTGTGTTTGTGTTAAAACTTTGTCTATACCATTTTGCATTTCTAATTCATTTCCATCTTCCCATAGTATAAAAAAATCAGATGGTGGAGGTGGTGGAGTAGGTCCTCCGCCTGGTCTTGAAGCACCTGGTAAAGCAGCTAAGTCGGGCAGTATTGCCCCTATACCCATCTTCATTTTAAAATAATGCTAAGATGTCATCAACTGTAGTAGACTGAGTTCCGTCTTTGTCTGTTGAATATATTTTTGTAGCTAATATAGGTAAGAAAGATCCAGCAGTAAGTCCTTTAAATAATACTCTACTACCATCTTCTAGTTCTACATCTAAAGTTGAACCACCTGTTATATTACCAATATATATACAAGCTCCTCTAGTTTGAACTGTTTGAGTGTCGCCTACTGAAGGATCAGTACCGGTATTAGGAATTACATAAACAAACTCATTTTCATGACCTGTGCCTGTATCCGTAGGTAAAGTTATAGTATTTGCTGAATGAGCAAAAACTCTTGGTTGAGCTGCTTCGTTTCCTTCTAATCCGGCTATTTCTATTTTATTTACTGTTGCCATTTTAATTTTTTATTTTTGTTATTTTTTCAGCCCCTCTGCTTCCAAAGTATGCTACATAAACTGTTAATAGTAAAGCTTCTAATAATGAAACCCAACCTTTTTTTATTTCTAATAATACCGTTGAATCAAGTATTATAAATATCGTCATGGCTAAAGTAAGAAATATTAGCGTCATAGGTCTAGTGTTCTTACTTAACCATGAATCACTTTTCATATCACTAGCCCATCTACTTGAAATGTTATTCATTTCAGCTATATCTTGATCTAAAAGCTTTAACGCCATATCTTTGTCAGCTGCCTTAATACTTTTATCACTTGTTATAAGATTTTTTACTATTCCAAGACCTCCTTGATCTGGNAAAAATTCCCCTAACTGTGAAACTAACTTAGGAGCTTTCTCTGTTAAAAAAGCCCCTACTTTAGTTTCTTTAAATTTCTTTTTAGGTTTACTCATGGTTTGAAAAAACTTTTAATACTAGATTTTACCTTATCTCTTCTATCCATTCTTTTCTGTTGTTTACCAAATTTGCTTAACTTTGTTTTTCCTCTTCTTGTTTGCTTTTCAAAGTTAACGTTTGTTTGCTTATTTGTTAACCTAGTTCTTGGCACATTTCCAAATGCTGCATCTTTATCAACCTTCATTCTACTTGCGTAACTATTAGCACCTGTAAGAGTTGCACCTCCAGCTCCAGCATTTACTTGAGCTGTTTGATAGTTTGATTGGTTTTTATTGAATTTTTTAATGTTACTCTTTCTTTCTTTTGTAAAATCACTTTCGCTTATCTTTTTACCATCTTTAGTATATTCAAGTGCTCTACCTTTGATTGAGTTAACATTCTCACCGCCGCCATGCTTTATATTTCTTCTCGCCTCTCTTCTAGTTGAAAACAGTTGATCTCGTCCAGCCCAAACTTTAGCTTTTCTTTCTAATTTAGTATCTACACTACCTGACATATCTAAATCTACACGACCTTTAATTTTTTCAGGTTTTTCTCTGTGGTCATTTAATCTTTGTAACCCAAATTTATGTCCGTGTAAGTTTTGTTTTCGTAAAGTTCTACCTACTTTTAAGCTTTCAGTTTTTTCGTTAACTGCTAATTTTGAAAATCTATCTTTACCATATTTATCTCCATATGGATTTTTATCACTACCAGTTCTAGTCCCATATTGAGCAGCTACTCTAGTAACTTTTTTAACACCTGGGTTATTTCCAGTGGCGTATATAGTTTTATCATCGTCTGTAGTACTTACTCTAACATCTTCTTTTAATGGTGTATATTCTACCGCTTTTAAATTCTTAACCTCAACAGGTGAATATTTTTTTAACTGCGAACGTCTAGAGCTGCCTAAAGCTTGTGCTCCAAATGTATTTACACCCGCTCCAGTTCCACCATGATAATCTACTACTTCACCATCATTTGCTTTTCTAGTTGAAGGTCCATATGCATCTGCGTAAGTATTTCCAGCTGTTGTATATGGTGTGGTAGAAGCTCCTCTAAATTTATCTGCTAAATCACTTTCTGATATATCGTCTATAACTTTCTGTGACTGCGCATCTACACCGACAGCTCCCATTCTCTCACCTAAATTTACCCTATTATAATTTGTAGGTCCTCCATCAGAAATCATCGATCTGTTAGCTCCCCTTACTTCATCTTCGCGTCTTGTCCCGCCCAGAGGTCCTGAGCGCATTCTATAGTCACCACCCATATTACCAATCATCATATCATCTCCAACGAATTCTCTTTCTGCGTTCAATCGACTTGGATTCAATAATTCAGATTCAGCAGCTGCGTTGTTAATTTCTAAAGCAGCGCTATTACCCATCATCCAATCTTGCCTATTTCCACCATGATCCTTGCCAGTAACATCTATATAATTAGTCGCTGTTGTTCTATTTAATCTTCTAGCTTCACTTGTTAGTAGATTTTGATTATATCGTTGAGTTGGTTTGTTTACTAAGTTGTCATCAAATGAAGAGGATGCATCAAGAGCTTCTGGACCTAAACCTTCGGTTTGTATCCCTGCAAATCTATCTGAAGTTCTTCCTTTATTGCTAAATTTCTTTTGCTTTAATTTCTTAAACTTATTATCTTTTCTAGCTTGTCTATCCTCTTTTCTTTGTTGCTTAGTTCTTCTAGCCATTTTACTCTGATTTAAACGCTAATAAAAATTCTCTTATACCCATACCAAATGCTATACCAGCATATAATGAGTGTGAGTGCATAATTAATAATAAACCAACACCAATACATGCTATGCTTTTAGACAGTGGATGGTTAATAATTTGTTTAACAGTTTCCATTACTCGCCCTTTCTTTTTCCAGTATAAAGAGTAGCTATACCTTTATCTGTTGATGAATCAAAATGTATTTTTCCAGATCTTGGATTATTTCTTCTACTATGGTGATGTACTTTATGTACTGAAGATTCTCCACCAGATCTACTCATAGCACCAGCATGACCACCATGTCTATGTTCAGCATCAAAGTGAGCATCTTTCTTTAGAGCGTGTGCATGATCAAAATCGTTTTCAGCAGCAGCCATTTTTCCATGTGCAGCTTCATATCTACCATCTATCCTTAATTTTCTCTCATGAGAGTAATCATCCATAGACGCTTCTTTGTCTTGATATTTATTCATAACTTATTTTCTTTTACAACCAAAATTATTAGCGTAGTTAGCCATTTTGATTACGTTTGATTTATACTTTTTCTTATTTTTCATTACAGCAGAAGCAGCAGAACAAGCGTCTTTAAAACCGTTCTTCTTAGCCCACGCTGTAAACTTACCTTCATTTTCTTCCTTTATTTCAGGAAATTCTTCTTTTGCCATAACTATTGTTTATAAGGGAAATTTTTATTGAACCAGTCTTTACGTTTGTCACAACCACAGCTAGCAGGTATAGTGTCAACTAATTTTTTTATACCTGTTGCTTTTGTAAATTTTTCTATCGTATCGCCTAATCCTTTTGATTTCATTTTAGTATTTTGTAACTGTTCTTTTTCTTGATGTAACTTTTCCAGATTTATTTCTCTGTACTTTTTTCTCTACCATCTTACCTTTTCCGTCTTTCTTTCTTGTTTTGTATTTTCTTTTTACAGTTTCTCCATCATCATATGATTTTTTAGTTTTTCCAGACTGTTTTCTTTTATTAGATTTCGACTTGGATTTACTTTTAACCACTCCTCGTTCTTTTGGCTTTATTTTAACTCCCATTGTTTGTTTATTATAAATGTTTATATTCTTCCGTGGCATCAAAAGATGGGCACGCTTTTCTAGCATAATCTCTATGCGAATGTATAGTTGCCTCTGGATACATAGCTTTTAAAGTTCTAAGAACAGCAAGCAAAGCTTCTTTTTGACAATCAAGTCTAGTATCTTTCGGGGTCTTACCATCAGTTTCAACGCCTCCGCAATAGCATATACCTATTGAATTACGATTGTATCCCTTCGTGTGAGCCCCGATTTTAGCTATATCTCTACCTTTGTGTATTTCTCCATATAAGTCAATATAGAAATGATAGCCTATATCGCTCCAGCCTCTACCGTCAACGTGCCAACTACGTATAGTATCTACTGTATAGTTTTCACCTTCCCTGGTAGCAGAGCAATGTACAATAATCTTATTAATCTTTCTCATCTTGTTTCTTTTTCATGTTATACCACTTATGTAAAGTATAACCAATAGTAACTACAAGTAGTGTAACTTTAAGTATCGGTTCTAACCAATCTAAACTAGCGATTGTGAAAGAAGTTATATTAAAACAATATAACTTTAGATCATCGATTCCCATTAGTCGTTAGCGTTAAAAACTGCATTACCTTTGTAACTACAGTTTTTAATTGAAAAACCTGCTTTTATCATAGCATTAGCACTTTTCATTTTTCTTTCACCTGGATCTGATATCACTGGGCTTTTATCTACGCCCGCAGGCCTTTGTTGTTTTCCGTAACTTGGCATAATATTTGTTTTATTTGTTATTAATTTCCGTAAGAATCTATTTCACCTGTTCCATCACTTCCATCTCCGTAGGTGCTTATTGTTCCAGCTTTCTTTTCACCTTTCATTATTTTCCATGATTGCTTTCTTTTAGCTCGGCTCATTTTTCTATCTTTTCTTCGAGACCTTCTATTTGCTTTTCTAGCTGCTCTTTTCTTTTTTCTACCTGCTCTAGTTGCTTTTCTTTTCTTTTTCCTTGCAGCTCTTTTAGATTTTCTTTTATTTTTCCTTGCAGCTCTCTTAGCTTTTCTTTTGTCTTTGCCTTTAAGTTTTTTAGCTGCAGCCATTTCTTCATCTTTTTTCTTATCTGCTGCATCTAACTCAGTGTCTCTAGTATCTTTTGCAGCGTCTTTTGTTGCATCAAACTCCCCTTTAAATCTTTCTTTCTCAGCATCTGATATTTCTTGTCTATCAGCTCTATCGTCTCTTCTATCTTCTCTTTTTTCTTTTCTAGCTCCACTCATTCCACCTTCATTGTAAGCATCTACAAAATCTTGAGTGTCTTGTTCTACTTCACTTGGAGCTTGTTCACCAAGAGACATTTTAAATCTATCTCCGTAATTTTGTTGTCCAGCTAAACCTGCAACATCTCCACCAACTCCTGTTAAGGCAAATGGATCTCCAGCAACTCCAGCAACAGGTGTTGTAGAACTAGTTCCTAACATAGCTGATCTAGTAGCATCCATACTGTTTGGATCGTAAGTGTTTACTGCGTTTTGACCAGGAGATGGTTGCATAGTATTACCTGATCCAACTGGTAAACCTTGTTGACCTGGTACACCTGTGCTTAAACTTTGTACAGCAGCATCCATGCTTGTTTGTGTTCCTGGATTTACACCTTGTTGTTGAGGTGTTGCTACCGGACTATTTAACTGTGTTGTTGGATCTATTGGCATTTTATCTTTGTTTATCTTTATTTACAAACATAACTGATTTAGAAGTTACTTTATAAATATATCTATTGTTTTTATCTAATTTTTTTGTAGGCATATCTTCTTCGCCTAGCATTATACGATACATTCTACTTATTAACTGTTTGCACTTTATGGATACTTTGTATATGTTGTATTTTTGAGTTGTGCGGTTTCTTTCTCTCCACACGGTAATCCACCCTTGTTTCAATAATCTGTTCCAGCGCCTGTTGTCCCAGCTATAAGAATACGTACCTTTTTTAAAATCATCTTTAGTAAACAAATCTATTGATTCAAGATATATTAAAAGTTCAAGGTCTGCCTCTTTAATATCACATGTTTTACACGCCCATTTACGTATAATCCTGTAATGTTTTAATAACTTCAATTCCCTTAAGTCTGATGATGTTAGTTTTTTCATATAACCACTACAACATCAAACTCCTTTATAATCTTAAATTGTTTACCTTCTATTTCAATATTAAACCCAGCTGATTTATCATAATAGATTTTATCACCTTTTTTTAATACTTCTACAGAGCCGCCAACTACAAGCACTTCTGCTTTTCTGTAACGGATATCTTCTCTTTGTTTTTCCGCGAGTAGTAAACCTCCTTTAGTTTTAGTTGTACTATCTTTAATAGGTTTAATTACTATATATTTTCCTATTGCCTTCATGCTCTAATATTGTTTATTACACAATCAGTAGACAATATAGTAGTAGCTACAGAAGCCGCATTAAGTAAAGCGCTTTTAGTAACTAGCAAAGGATCTATAATTCCGGCATTAACCATATTAACCGCATCTCCTGTAACCACATTTAAGCCTATGCCGTTTTCATGAGTTGAAACTTTATTGTGATCTATTCCAGCATTACTAAGTATAACTTCGTAAGGTTTACGTATAGCGCAATATAACACTTCCTCACCAATGCATTCAGGTTTTAAATTCTGAGCGGCATTCAACAAAGCTATACCACCGCCAGGTACAATACCTTCTTTTATGGCAGCTTTAGTAGCACAAATAGCATCTTCAACTCTATCTAACTTTTCTTTTAATTCGACTTCTGAGTTAGCTCCTACTTTTATAATAGCCATTTTAGCGTTTAGGTTACCTAATCGTTTCTCTAATCTAGCTTTAATATTTTTATTTGATTGATCTTCAATTTGATTTTTTAATATAGATACTGTTTCTTTTACTCTATCACTTTCTTCTATATTAGCTTGTATTATGGTGTATTCGTGGTTAGTAACAGATTTTATACATGTACCTAAATGTTCTTCGGTTATGAGATCTATATCATCTCCCAAGTCTTCATTTATTAAGGTAGCTCCAGTAACATCACATATATCACTTAAAGTGTCTTTTCTACCTAACCCATATATAGGTGCATCTATCACGTTTACTTTTATATTACCCTTTAGTTTGTTCATTGCTAAAGCTGAAACTACTTGAGGATCAACGTCTGCTATTATTAACAAGCTTTTGTTATTTTTTATAACATACTCTAGTATATTTTGTATTTTACGTATGTTATCTACTTTAGATTCTATTACTAAAACTAAAGGATTTACTAGTTCTGCAGTGCCTTTTTCCTTGTTAGTTATAAAATGATTGTTTTTAAGCTCTCTATTATATTGCACGCCGTCTATTAAATGAACAGTTGTTTCTGGATTTTCGTTTGTCTCCATCATAACAACACCTGTTTCATTTACCATTCTAAAAGCTTTACCTATAACATCTCCTAGTTCTTTATCATTGTTTGCTGATATTGTAGCTACTTGTTGTATCTTTTTGCCTTTAACTTTTTTGCTAACTTTATTAAGTTCTTTTAAAACTTTATCAACTCCGGTAGTTATTCCTTTTTTAATTTCTCTTACGGTGTCTAGTTGGTCATGTTTATGAGCCTCATCAAGTATTGATCTAGCTAATATTGTTGCTGTTGTAGTTCCATCACCAGCATCTCTCACCGTTCTTTGTGCTGCTTCTTTTATTAACGTTGCACCGATATTTTCTAATGGATCCTGTAGTGTTACGCTATTAGCGACAGTAACTCCATCTTTTGTTATTTGTGGTTTACCTTGTGCATCTTCTAGTATTACACATTTACCACTTGCTCCTAATGTTGAAGCTACAGCATCTGTCAGCTTTTCAACACCAGCAAGAACTTGACTTCTGGCATCTTCACCAAAAGCCAAGTCTTTGACTAGTTTAACTTCTTGCATATTATATTAAATTTAATTAAATTGATTTGTTATTCAAATGTTTTTACAACTTTTGGTCCTTTTAAGAATTCTAACTTTTTAGTATAATGCTCTATAGATCCATCAATAGCGGCTTCCGCACCTTCCATTGTTTCTCTTCTAGTAACATCTACCCAGTCACCTTCTTCAGGGTGTTTGTATTCTGTTTGAAAAAATCCATTTGGTAACTGTACAATCCTCCAGTTTTTCTTTTCGGTTATATGTTTCCAATGGTCGATCATTCTTTGATCAGGTTGTGTAGCAGCTTTAAAGCCGCTGGTATATAAAAATGTCATGGTTTTATTTTTATAGGTTATTAATTATACTATCACTTGATAGTTTGGTTATTTAAGATTTTTGTGGAAACCAGTTTGGGTCATTTTGAAATATTTCAACTTGCTCTTCATATTTAGTTAATCCAAGAGCGTTTATTATTTGGTCTTTATAATAGTCTTTGACTTTCAAAGCCCATTGGTTTGTTGTTTGATTATTAGGAAAGTTAATTTGGTAATTTCCTTCTGGTGAACTTACAAAAGGATAGTCTTTTACTATTTCTTGATATACTAAAGAACTAGCTTCAGTTGCTTCTGTTTCTGTATTATATAATATTACTATCATTACACTCCGTATAAATTTTCTAATGCTTCAACTATGTCAGTGTGTGTTTGGTCATCATGGTATTCTGAATATCCTATTATTCTAAATACCTTGCCATTCCATTCAAAAGCTGGAGACGAACTAGATGTTTCTCCAGCACTAGCTGCTAAAGTTATTTGTGTTACAGGTGTGTCTTTATCCGCAAACTCAAACGTTGTTCCTGTCTCTGAGTTACCAGCTATAGCGGTACTATAGTTAACGTTAACGTATGGTGTGCTAGAAGCTTTAAACCTTAAAGTGTATATTTCAGCTTGTGAGGTAGAGGCATTTGCATTTTCAATCTCATTTTCATTAGCTATAGCACAAGTACTACCAAGGCAACTACCTACGTTTGTAAGGTAATCTATTCTTGCGTCATCATTAAAACCTAATCTCCAACCTTTATTCCAATCATATGTTAAATCTTTATTTAACAATGTTGCATACTGTGATGTTTGATCCTCAGGTTCTACTACTGCGTATATACTACAGTCATCTGATTCCATACAAAAAACACCAGCACTACCGCTACTTTCCATATGATCACCTTCAAATTCTAAATAAGGTTTATTGTTTTGGCTAGAGTCAGATGCATACCAAGTTGGTTTATTACTTTCACTTAATTGTAGCCATGCAAAATTATCCCCTTGATTTTGTAACGACTCACATAAGGTATTATTGGTACATGCTGTATTTTGGTTAATGTCTTGATAAGCTCCAATTGCAGGATTAATATCAAGTTCTTTATTTCCACTTGGTATTGGACCATCACCTCCTCCAGGATTTGGAGATAGCAACTGGCGAAACATAACCATACTTTTCATGAGCCAAAGTCTAATCCATAACTCCACCAATAAGTGGTGCCATCTGTAACAAAACTAAAAACATCTACAGCTCCAGTGTCTGGAGTTAAAACGGGTACAGCTCCTTCACCAGCTCCTTGAAAAACAGATCCTGTAGGCCAGGTTATTGTTGGGGCTGGGTTTCCTTGAGAATTAGTTATAACTATTGTTCCAGAATCACCATTTACTGTCCCATTTATAGCTAAAGTATTTGCTCCAGCTGCAGGCGTCCATTTTGCGTTATACCCGGTCGCGTAGTTCCATGTTCCAGTTCCTGAGCTATTAGATACCGTAACAAAAGCTTGAGGTGTACCAAGCGCAGTCCATTCTGTTGTTGCAATATTGTTTATTCCAGCAGGGCCTGATGTTGTTTTTAAATATTGACCAGCTGCGTCAGGTGCGACTTCTGGAAGTTGTATAGTGTATTGTGAACTTGCTCCTGTAGATCTAGGGCCTAATATACCAACATAATCACCTGTAGTTGCGTTAGGAGAAAATAATCTAATTTCTCCCGGTGTTCCTTGTGTTCCAGTTCCAGGATCATAACCACTAACCTCTATAACTCCATTCATATCGGACTGTGTACCTACGTTAAAGAAAGAAGTTATTCCACTCATCACTGAGTAAGTTAAACCATCACTATGTTGGAATGTTTTAACACCGCCGTTTACTTTGCTATACTGTACTAATCCACTTACGGATCCAGACGGTTCTGCTGTTATGGCTATTTCATTATCATTTACTCGAGTTACTTTCGCGCTACCTGTTCCATCTATTTTAATATTAGTTAGTACTGGTGAAGCAAGATCTCCAGTATTTAACGTTATATTTGGATCGTCGTCTTGTGCATTGTTTTGTGTTACTTTAAAACTGTTTATTTGAGTTCCATCATCAGTCCAAGGTACATTTACTACTAAATTATTTGCACCATCTAATGTTACACCGTATGTTCTTCCTGTTTCAGCTGATTGAGCTTGTGGGGTTGGTAATCCAGATGCAGCATTAGCTTGTATTTTAGCAACTCCTTCAGTTGTTGTAGTCATAGTACTCACTGTACCGCCAGAAGTTTTTTCTATTAAGTTGTTATCTGCAACACCATCTCTATACCAATATTCTTTTATTTGACCACCATTCTCAGATAATCCAACTGTTAAACCTTTATATCTTAAACCTCCTATAATTTCAGTGTTAGCTAAAGTTACAGCTGCTGCATAACTAGCAGCGTCAAAAGGTCCATACTTTGAGTCTACTGGTGAAGTTGTTCCTACTAGTACACTAGCTGATAATTCTATTCCTGGTAATGCCATGTTAGTTATTTCTTAATTGTAAAGGTGTTATTGTACTTGTTTGAGGACCAAATGAAACATGTATATTGTAATCTATATTACTCCATAAAGGAGGAGTGCCCTCCTCTGTAACCTGGCTCACTGTAACTGGATCAAATATTGCAGTAATCGGTCCTTGATTTAAAGAAGTCAAGAAATACTTTGTTTTTACTGTACTAGATGCAGGATATGCTACGGCAACAAATTGAGCTGTTATATTAAATGGAACGTTTATTTGACCTTCTGAATTTGCTATATTTTTAGTAGCAGTGCCATTAGCAATCGCGGTAACCATATCACTAGCTGAAATTGGGTTTGAACTAAAATAATAATACCAAGGATAATAAGCAGTATAAGTTTTAGTAGCTTCTTTGTCGCCTGCTGGTATAGCTGTACCAGATGGGTTTCCTGTACTATCATTTAAAACATTGCCTTGTGAGTAATCTGCCGTTGCTTTGTAAGCTATCGATGCTGATGTTACGTTTGTTGGTGCAGTAACTAAATAAGAATCGCTATACGATGCTGTAGTTGTAGCTTGAGGATTATTTGTGTTAGGTACACCTGGAAATTGATCAGGTATATCTGCACTTGGAACAGTGGTATCGTTTATTGGGGTTAAACCTGTACCGTTTCTTTCCAGTACCATAGGAGCTACAAAACCTCCAGAGTCTTTTTTAACAAAAGTCATGTTTAATGTAGGCGCTATAGTAGTGCCCACCTCTATAGCTGATAATGAAGACCCTGTAATCTGCAGTGTTGGCTGTATATACGTAGGTGGTTGTGTAGGAAAAAACATTTTATTTAATAAATCCACTATATCATCGCCTTTTAAGTCACTACAAGGTGTTCCTGCTGGTATAGAACCAACATTTGCCACTGTAAGTGTTGTGTCTGATACTTCAGTGTTGTACTTCGCTGCTAAATCTGCTGTTTCTGTTGTTGAACCTACGCTAACTTCGTATATTTTACCTGTTAAGTTAAGAACATCCGTTGTAGCCACAGACGTTGTGCCGTCTTGGACTGTTAAAGTTCCACCAACTGGTGGTACTGCAGTGGAATTAACTCTAATTTCTTGCCCAGCAACTGTTACATTNGTGTTAGTACCCGGTAATATCGCAAAACTTTGACCAAGCTGCGTGTTTGTCGCAACATCTTTTATCGCCACTGTTGCACCATCGTTTTTAAAGCTTACATCAAGCGTTAAATCAGGGTATATTAAGTCTTTAAGACCTTGTATGGTGATAGTCTTGTTCTTTTTCTTGTCATTAGCTTGAGATATTAGTAAAATATCCTCTAAGACAGGCGTTACTTCTGGATATGTGTAAAATATTGCCATTTTTCTTACTTAATTCCTTTGGTTTTCCAAGTACCTTCTTTTTTTCCAGGCTTTAACTCGTAGTCATAGTCTTCTATGTTTTTATCTTTATCTCTTTTTAGGTGTCTACCGTATATTAAGTCTCCTTTTCTAGGTCCAGTTTCCATATCATACATACTTTTACCATCTGAATCTATGTCTTGGCCAGGAATACTGTAAGATTTATTTCTAGATAGAGCAATATTAACCTCCAAAGGCTTCATCTCTCTATTCATTGCCTTTCTTCCTCTTATATCCGAAAGTTGCTTATTAGCTAAATCTCCTATTTGCTTAGAAAATTTTCCTCTTGGCCCAGGACTATTTATAGAAACCTCATCCATATTTCTTCTATAAGCCCTCATTTCTTTTTTATTAACCTTACTAGTTGTTTTACCAGTTCTTGCATCAACTGATATCTCAAAGGTTGGTAAGTCATAGCTAGGCATTGGCATGTCTTTAGCTCTTTTACTCTTTTTAGGATCTCCGCCTCCGTTTTTAATCTTTTTCATATTTAGTATTTAACGCGTTAGTACTTAAAATAGTATATTACACAAAGAGTAATATTTTTACATAATTAGTTAAGTGTGACACTAGCTAATTACTATTCATATCTAACAACCTATTGTCACAGTATTAGATATATAGAAGTAAAGTACTATACTATCAAAATTTAATTTTAAAGTTTAAAACAAAAACGCGATTTTATTTCATGGGTCCCCCTTATTTTAAAAAAATGATTTAAAAATTTTTACGTTTCCAAAATAATATTTTGTCCCATGTTTTATGTTTTTTCTAGAGTAGACTATATTATACAATGTAAATACGACTACGCTAAGATAATATATATAAATAAATTAAATACTTAACGACATGAATAAAATACTAAATACAATCTCAATCACTTTCATCCTAACAATTACAACACTAATCATTTATAACCTCATCACGTATGGCGTAGTCCAATACATCTCGTTCAATGGCGTATAATAAATTACAATGTAAATACGTAGCAATTAAGATAATATAATAAACAAACTAAATAACTAATAACAATTAAAATAAATAAATTATGCAAAATCAAATAACTAAATCTCGCTTCATCATCTCTAACTCTTTACTCGGCAAATCATTAATCATATCATTCACTAATAAAAAAGGCGAATCATATACATACAATCACGACGAAGTATATGCTAACAATAGCGAACGCTTACTACAAATGAATTGCTTCATCAAATATGGCAATTATACTAACTCAAATAAATTACCAAACTGGGCTAAATAATAACTAATTTACTAATCACTTAAAATATATAATATGAATAATTTAACTAAAAAACAATCTCAAGAAATTACTAATCTTTACGAAATGCTATCAAACGGCTGGCATTATACTAATCATCCAATGCATTATAAATTCATGCAAGCTCATAATGATTTACCTGATTATAAAGAATAATCTTTATACAATGTAAATACGACTGATATAAGATAATATAAATATAATAATTAAAATAACTAATAAATGCTAGATTTAACTAAACTACCAGAATTAAATGACAATCACGAATACCTCATCGATAACGAAGATTACTCGGAATTATTCGAANGACTAAACTATAATACTGAAGACTACCTCATCGTCTACTCTTTCATTCACAATATAATGAAAGTATCTAAAGAACTAATAAGATATAATGTAGAATTCAGTCACCATAGTTGTCACTTGTCTGACGAATCTTACTTACTAATTAATATTAATCAATAAGTAAACTATGACAATAGCCNGTTACTATTATATACTAACAAGCTAATGTCACACTTTTATTTAATATATTTATGTAAAATATTAAGATAACAAGTGTTATACACTAAACTAAAAATTAACTAATAAACAAATATACACCTTTTAACTATGAATAAATACAATAATAAACAAGAAGAAAAATCAGCAAATAAAATGCTTTTACTAATAATAATACTAACATGTGTAATAGTAGTAATGGACTATATTACAATGTAAATACGAACACTAAAAGATAATATATACAACTAAACTAAATTAATAATAAATAAATATAATAACTATGGAAAATTCTAAATTAACAACAAAAAGATTTGTAATAAGAAAATCTTTAATCGGTGAAAATGCAATAATCACTTTTACTAACTCAAAAGGTATAACTTATACTTATGACCATGACGAGATCTACTCTACTTTTCAAGAAAAATTCGAGTCAATGAATTGCTTTCAAGAGTATAAATCTTATACTAACTCAAATATCGTACCAAAATTCTGCAGAGAATTAGCTACTATAAGTGAGTAGTAAAATAAAAACTCGTAGTTGATCACCATAATTTAGCGAGTATAAATAATACGAACACTTGGTGCAGCACAAACTAATTAATAACTTTTAAAAAATAATAACTATGTATAATCCTAATAATCCCTCAAATTGGTCTTGGAAAAAGGCTTTCGAAGAACATGCAAAGTATGTTCACCAATCAGACACTGAACAACAAATTATAAATCACTTAGCAGGTTACCCAGGTGAATCTCATGGTGAATATGTTAAACTAAGTAAAGATAAACAAGAAAATCTTTACGAAATACTAACTCAAATACTATAATTATGCTAATATTTTTCACAATACCACCAGTAATAATCTCACTGTTTATACTATATGATTTCATAAGCAGTTACAAATAAAATAAATATGAAGAAAATAATAATAAGCGTAGGTATATTCCTCGGACTAGGTTTTACTTACAATCAAAATAAATATCCTTTACCAACTCAAAGCTTTTTTATGTATGAATATGAAGTAATAAGTAGTCTTGATGAATGGATAAAAGAAGATGTAAATAATGGTAGAATGCCAGAATCTACAGGTGAGATATACTTGGAAAATATAGAACAATTAAGAATTCTTTTAATAGAAAAAGAAATAGATTTATTACAAGGTGCATACTGCGACTTACATTGCCCACAACCTTTTACAGACTAAATACGATACTTAATAGATAATATAATAAATAACAATAAAATGCACGACTCAATAGAAAAATATATAATGACTAATAACCTCGACGCTATAATCTACAAAGATGGCGGAATGAAGTTGTGCATTTACAACAAATACCATAGTCCTTATGGTTGGGATAAACGAGATCTAATCGTTGGTCACTTCGGGGTTGAAGCAGAAGAATTTACATTTGACTATGTCAAAAACAAGGTAGACGAGGTGTATTCTACCTTTCCAAACGAAGAAATACACGAGTTACTAACCAAAATTAAACAATATAAAAATGGTTAAACAAGCAATAATAAAATTCTGCTATAAAGCAGTGGAGTGGCGTATGCTTAAAATATACGCAACAGTTATGACTACAATATTCTTAGGAATATGGTTAACAGCGATGGTCGCGGTAGTACAAGAAATAATTCAAACATTCTTTTAATGAGAGATATAACTAAAAAACTAGAAAACCTGTACTCTTGGACACAATTCTATCAGCAAACTGGTAATAAAGTACAAATAAGAAAGTGTCAAACTGAAATCGCTCAGTTGAAAAAAGCGTATAACGAATTAAAGAATAAAAAGAAATGAAAGATACTAATGCAATAGAAAAAGCACTAAAAGAAAGAGTAAGTGCAGAGTGCAGAGAAATAGTTAACGACTTTATATCTGACTTAGAAAAACTATCAAACAAATATGGTGGATCTTCATTCTATGACTTCAAAGAAAGTAATGCAAGAGATGCAAGAACTTTTATGGTGAGTGGAATTAGTAAAGTAAAAAATGTATTACATACAATGATACTAGACAACCATGGTGATGCTATGTTAAAACAAAAATCAAAAGAATTAATTAAAAAACTAGATTTAATATGACTGAGCAAGAAGTAATAGAAAGAGTACTAGATAGAATGATTGATACTATGTACAACGAGCTAGACTATTATATGTTTGAAGAACTAGGTTATACCGAAACTAATGACAAGTATGTTGAAGATGCTGACAAACTAATTAATAAAATAATAAAAAATATACAAAACTGGAAAACATGAGTAAATACGTAAGTAGAATAATGGATGAAGTGTATGACAACTTTGACAGACACNTCGATGATACTGACGAAAAGATATGGTATTTAGAAGAACTTATATCTAAATTACAAGACGAATTAGATTACTATCAAACTTTTAATGGTGAAGAAAATGAATGAAATACAAAAAATACAGGCGATAACAAAAGATATTCTAGCCGGATACTATGGTAGCACACAGAAATGTGGTACAGAAACACAGAAATATACTTACGCTTTTGAACAAGCTAAGAAAATATTCGCAGGTGAATTACTAATAGACCCTGATCATACTTGGTTTGACACTGGTGCAGGTATAAAATTTGAAGAAATATGAGTGATTTTAGAACAGTACAAGAGTATTTAACCTATCAAGAAGAAACTGCAATACCAAAATTAAGATGGTTGCAAGTAAAAACATTAAAAGAACAGTATCCGAATGATCAAGAATTTGGTGCTAAAGTAAGAGAACTAGTAAATAATACTAAATGAAAAAGATAATTTTAATATCGTGTTTAGTCGCAGGTTGTGCTACTTTAGAAACAGTATATGTTCCTAATAACTATAATAAAGTGTTAAAAAACTTAAAATTAATGAAATCTTACACTGACTTTGACTTAAAAGAAGGAATAATGGATAGTTCTTCACACTTAGATTACAATATTATTTTAGATAATACTATAGAAGGTTTAGAACAAATGAAAAAGAAAAACTTAATAAAGAAAATGAAAAAAGATGGAACTATTGTAAATAATTACAATCTAAATACGATTACTAACAGATAATATATATATGAAAACAATAAAATTTTACCCCAGCGACAGGTCTAAAATAAAGTTAGACGGCAAATTATACAAAGGCTATACTATAGATAGCATACCAGACGAGCTCGACTCATGGTTTAACTACAAAGGCTTAACTTTTGTACAAAAATAAAACATTGACAGGTGAATATGTGTAAGACTAAGAAGGGCTCGTTTCGAGACAGAAAGCATCATCTGCTATGGCACACCTGTCATACTTAAATAAATGGTGTAAGTGGTAGTGACCCCAACCATTTAGAGTAAACTCACGACCGAGACCCTTCTGAGTAACGTATCAGGCAGAAAACGGAAAAACTGTGAGGACCGAGTGACGGCT